TCCGGGGTCGTACATCCCTTATTAGCTGAATCTGTTACACAGTTTCAAGCCCAAGCATATAAGGAACTTCTCCCCCCAAGCGGCCCCGTACGAACTCAAGTTGTAGGTTTATCTACACCAGAGGTAGAAGACCAAGCAAAGCGTGTACAAGAATTTATGAATTACCAGATTACACACGTTATGAAAGAATACGATCCAGACATGGACCAGTTATTATTCTATCTACCGTTGTGTGGATCTGCGTTTAAGAAAGTTTACTATGATGGACTAATGAAACGTGCTTGTGCTAAGTTTGTTGCAGGTGAAGATCTCGTTATCAATTACATGGCAACAGATTTAGAATCAGCTGACAGAATCACACACATTATTAAGACAAGTGGTAATGATATACGTAAACAACAATTACAAGGTTTTTACCGTGATATAGAATTGGCGACAGGACAAATAGATTCTGACGATGTAGCGGACAAAATTGATGACCTACAAGGGTCTGAAAAAAGTTATGGTTCTAGTGATGAAGAGCATACTATTTTAGAAATGCACATTAACGCAGACGTACCAGGATTTGAAGATACGTCTGGTGTTAAACTTCCTTATATTGTTTCTATTGATCAATACTCGCAAGAGATATTGTCAATTAAAAGAAACTACGCACAGAACGATCCTAACTTTATGAAGAATCAATATTTTGTACACTACAAATTCCTCCCTGGATTAGGCTTCTATGGATTTGGTCTAATTCACATGCTAGGTGGATTATCAAGAACTGCAACAAGTGCTTTGCGACAATTAATTGATGCAGGTACTCTTGCTAATCTACCAGCAGGTTTTAAGGCAAGAGGCATGCGTATACGTGATCACGATGAACCATTGCAACCAGGTGAGTTTCGTGACGTGGACGTAACAGGACAGTCAATAAAAGAATCACTAATGATGTTGCCATACAAAGAACCGTCAGCTGTATTATTTCAGTTGTTAGGTTTTGCTGTTGATGCAGGCAAATCATTTGCTGCAATAGCAGACATGAAGATGGGTGAAGGTAACGAACAAAACCCTGTTGGCACAACATTAGCGTTGATTGAACGTGGCACAAAAGTGATGAGTGCTATACACAAAAGATTACACTATGCACAACGAACAGAATTTAATTTATTAGCAAAAGTATTTCAATTGTATTTACCGCCACAATATCCATACATGGTTGTTGGTGGCAATCAAATGATTAAACAAGCAGACTTTGATGACCGTGTAGACGTGTTGCCAGTATCAGATCCAAATATTTTTTCCATGGCGCAACGTGTTACACTAGCACAACAACAGTTACAATTAGCGAATGCTGCACCACAATTACACAATTTACGTGAAGCATATAGAAGAATGTATGATGCAATGGGTGTGGACAATGTTGATTCAATATTAAGACCAGACCCTGGTATGCCACAGCCAATGTCTCCTGCAATGGAGAATGCTGGTGCAATGCGTGGTAAAGATCCAAAACCTTTTCCAATGCAAAACCATCAAGCACATATCGCTGCACACGCAGAATTTATGTTTACAAGAATGGTACAGATTAATCCACAATTGTACGCAATGCTGCAGGCACACGTATCAGAGCATATATCGTTGTTAGTAGCTGAACAGATGCAACAAAAATATGGACCACAGTTGCAAGAGTTACAACAAGCAATGCAACAGGCACAACAAAATCCACAAGCAATGCAACAATTACAACAACAAATGGATCAGTTGGTAAACCAACAAGCAGGTGAACAAGCACAGGCAGAGGCTGAAATGACAAGACAATTAGCAGCTGACGAAGAAGCAAGAATAAGCAAAGAAGCTCAAGATCCACTTGTTAAGTTAAAACAACAAGAAATAGACCTAAAAGCAATGCAGACACAGATGCAGATGCAGAAGGACATGATGGTCGATGCTGAAAAACTAGATCTGGAAAGAGATAGATTAGAGGCTGATACAACTATTGACTTGATGAAAGTTGCGGCTGATGTTAATAAAGAGGACTCTACCGAGGCAATGGCATTGTTGAAAGAGAACATGTCCACAACTAGAGAAGCAATGAAACAAAACGTGAGGAATAATGGAGCAAAAAACAGATCCAAAAAAGCTACTGATGAAGCTTAGAGACGCAATGGTAAAGATTGAAGAAGCTGCTGAAAGTGAAATAAAAAGCAGTGACGACTATTTGCAAGTTTGTGGTGCTTTAATGGCAGTTACAAGGAACATGTATGAAAAAGCTTTAGGTTCCGAACAGACACAACAAATGTTTTTGGCAGTGGCTGAGAGTTTTGATTTTCAACAAGAAGTTTTGCAAATCTTTAAAGATGGTGCAAAACCAACAATACATTAGGAGGTATAATGCCGAAAGTTGGTATGAAAAGGTTTCCTTACACTTCTGCTGGTTCACACCAGGCACAGATGCATGCGCGTCAAACTGGACAAAAAGTGACCATGAAGAATGGGGGAAAGGTGAAAAAGAAAAAAAATAAAAAGAGGAGGTAAATATGAAGTTACTACAAGATTTATGGTCGCATTTAAAAGAGTGGTCGGACTGGTCAATGAAGGACTGGATTAAGGCTGCTATTGTTGCGATAATTGTAATTGTAATAATTGGCGCAATCTAATGGATGCAAGGTCAAAATATTTAGCACGTAAAAACACTCCGACCCCGTTTAGTCAGGGGCCGGAGATGCAGAACTATACGCAAATGATGAATTTGCAAAATCAAGCGTCTAGCTTTGCACCAAACGATCCACGTATACAAGAACTAAAAGACAGAAGAAGACAATACAACCGTCAAGACAAATATAAAATAGGTGAAAAATTTAATGTATCACCTTTGGACGTACAAAGAGATTTTTCTAACAGAAGTGAAACTTTAAGGTTAGCTAACCCAGCTGCATACAAACAAATGTACCCTATTACCAGTGCTGCCATGGATTACATAAGTAGTGGTGGATTATTGGGAATGATGGCAAAAAAAGCTTTTGGTAAAGCTAAACAAGCATCATCAGGTATTCAACAAGCTTTAAAAACAAACGTAGGTGATCCTATTAGAGCAATGGGCTCTGATATTATAAATAACATTGGTATAGGAGGAGCTGCTGATGCAGACGAAGGAGAAATGCAAGACTATGCAGCACAGACTTTTGGAATGGGTGCACCTATAGACAGACACCCTGGAACAAAGGTGGAAGGCATGGAATATAATTTATCTGGACCAGCAGACACATCTACATCAGAAGTTATTTATAGCCCACACGGACCAACTTATTATGACAGAGCAGAAGTTTTAGATTTTGATACAGATCCTAATCAACCTTACGTTGCACCAGATAATTATGTAGAAGATGACTTTGGTGCTTTTTATACTGATGAAAATACTTTGGCACCAGAAAGACCAATGCCGTTTGATGATTCTAACAGAGAAGCAGGTATCATGAGTCAATATCCAGGCACTAATTTTATTGGACCAAGGGACGATCCTAACCGTAGACCAACAATGGCAGACGTTGCAGGACCTTTATATCCTGGTCTAATACCATACCCTGAATATGGCCCTGAAATTGTATACCAAGAAGGCAGAGGCAGAGGAGATTTACCAAGATACGGTTATGACTATGCTGCAGAAAGAAAAGGCAGAGAAGATTCACTCAAACTTCAACAATTACTAGATTATATTAACAGTCAAAAAATAGAACCAGAACCAAGTAGGATGAATTTAAGATAATGCCTTTTGAGTATTTTCCTGGCCAAACAACTTATGGGGGTTCTACATCATACAGTAGTTCCTCTAGTAGTGGTTCTTCACAAGTTAATAATAACACAGGACAAAACAGTAACAATCAAGGTGGTCAACATAAATTAAAAACTGCTTTAGAAAAATTACAAGCACAAGGACAAGGAAACACAGCTCAAGCACAAGTTTACAAAAATTATTTAGCAGGTGTTGTTAGCCCTAATCAAAATCAAGGCAGTGATAAAACACCTTTTTCTCAAAAAAGAAAAGTATTAGATGATTATTATGCTGGAATACAGCCAACCTATAATCAATCTGGATTACCTAGTGCAGTGTTAGATAAAATAAAAGGACATTCTCTTTATAAAGCTGGTATGTCAATGACACCCACATCTAATATGTTGTTTGGATACGGAAGCCCATTTGGTGCTTCTACTGGAACTACAGCTTCTAGCCCAGTAGTTCAAGATGCTCTTCTTAATATGATGGGGCAATATTATAATAAATATGATTATAGCACGAAAGATTCAATTGATGCTGCAATGGCTAATTTTTATCCAACTGTCATGATGCAGGATGGTCCTCCTGGATCGGAACCATACGCAGTTTTTGGAGGAGCAAATTACATGGGTGATCAAGCAGCTACTGATTTAGTGGCTTCAGGTCATCAATACGTAGAGGATATATTTGCTCAAAATCCATTAAAGTATGGTGGGTTTGGAGGAAGTTACGGCGGCGGTGGCGGAGGTGGATTTGACTACGGCTACGGTTCCGGAGGCGGCGGCGGTGGTGGCGGAGGCTACTACTATGACATGGGTGGAGGAATGCCGCAGACATACCAAAGAGGACAAGTAGGACCAGGTGGATTACAAGAACAAGTTAACCAAGCATTTTTGTCAGGTGGTAAACCATTTGCCAAAGGTGGTATAGTTAGTTTAGTGGAGGATTAATATGTTTGGATTACCAGT